CTAAGGCTGCTGATGGATGTGCCGTACTTGAACCGACTGTCATACACCCATTACCATCGAGTACCATCGAATTTTCAAGAACCCCATTTGGTCTCTTTGTCTTAAATACAACGCCACCTGGTCGTCCAGATGTTGTTCCGTTATTTCCCTTGATATACGCATTGATTTGGGCAAGTTCATTAATTTTAATTCCATTTACTTCACCAATCTCAGATACTATATTAGGCTGACTGTATATTGAAATTCGCGCAGTTGGTTCAGTTGTTCCAACACCGATATTACCACTCGTCGTCAACGCAGTCTTCGTATTTTCCAAATGTAAAGTTGTCACAGTATTGCTTGTATAGGACATAATATCTTGAAGAGATATTGGGAACTTTGCTTCTACATACCCAAGTCTCTTATCAATAGATGGAACTTGATTTGCAATGACTTCTGTAGCGTAAACATTTGATACGAGAGCCTCGAGTGGTACAAATCTTGGAATGTGCGTCTCGAGATTGCTTATTCTTGGAACTTGCTCTTCGAGTAGTTTTACGCGTGGTGGGAGTACTTCGAGAGCTTTGACTGCTGGTTCCAATCGCGCAACTTTGGGTTCCAATGCTTCGATACGGGGTATATATGGTTCTATTCGAGTAACCTTGGGTACGAGAATTTCAAGGCTTTCAACGCGTGCTACGTATGGCTCTATGCGTTTAACGACGGGTACGAGAGCCTCCAGTGGCTTAAATCGTGGTACCTGCGCTTCAAGATGTACCGTAGTCTTTTCTAGTATATCTAGACGGGGTTGATTTTCCTCTAAACGAATAACTCTCCTGAGCGTACCATCAATAATTGGTACATATGTATTAAGCTTTCGTACATCGCTATCAGTTTGAATAATGATTGGTATATATGCACTAACCTTTTGTGTATCGCTGAATAGTGTTGAAATCTGTTGTGTATGGGAATTAATTACATTGGGAATGTATTCAAGTTTAGAAAATCGTGGTCCGAATTCTTCTGTCTTTAAAACTTTGGATCTAAGTTCATCTAAAGACTCCTTCAAAGAAACGCATGAAGATGTGAGAGGTTTAACGTCGTGAATCTTCGCGATGTCTACACACAAAGTTTCCAAATTTTCTATTCGCGTAACATTTGATTTCAAATTTGAGTCATGTGCCAATCCAGATAATCGTCGACCATCACCGATAAACTCATAGGCAATAATAGAACGCGCGGCGCGTACGATACCATCAATATTTAGATTGGACCCAATGTATACATTTCCTTTGGTAGTTACCGAAGCTACTGTTAAATTATTTGAGGTAATATTACCAATTTGTTCAATTTGGAGACCCGTGAGAAGACTTCCATCACCATGATATTTTTGTGCGTGAACATCCTCCGTAATACGCATACGGGGTATAACGTAGCCCAATTGTTCGTAGGTTACATTCGAGAGGAGTCCACCATCGCCCAAAAATACTTGGGATGTACAGGTATTTGTGTATAACGCACCATGAACCGTGATACCCAGAGGGGACTTGGAATGGGAATGTATGTTCAAATGTCCATCGTAATCCAAAGACACTTGGTCACCACCCTTCACCATTTTGAGTGTGGCGCGTTCGAGTGTATCGGTATTTGAGTCTCCAATAATAAATTCAGGATTTTCGATATAATAGGTATTGATTGCCGTGACATTCATGATATCCAATTGGTCAACTTCGAGGTGTTTAAAATATGTTTTTACATTTGACGAGGACCCTAATTCGGTGATACTTTGGAGAGACAACCTGTTTCCAAACACAATTTCTTTTGATTCTGGGCTATACATGAGTACATTTGATGTCCCATAACGCATTGGGGACACATAGAATCCTGAAGTTTCAAGATTTTGTATCTCTGCATCACCCGCATTCAAAACGATTGTGTTTTCTGGTTGGCTTTCCGAAGTATGTCTCCCAAGTCGTATCTTCTCCGTCAGATGGAAAGTATTGATATTTTTCACCATTTATATATTCTTGTATTTTAATTTGCGTAAAGTAGACCAGCCATACCATTTTGTATCCTGAGAATGTTATAATTTACGGCGTATATTGGATTTACAATAGGTAACGATTCACTATGTATTTTTGCAGAGTCAATGCGACTAAAATTGAGAGACCCCGTTGGTTGGTGCAAACTTGATGTTAAGCAGAATGGGTGTAAGAATATATCTGGTGAGGTTACATAGTTTGTGTGATAATAGTGGGATACATCAACAAAGTGACTCTTTGCCCACTTATACTTGCAGATATCCAATCCATTGATACTCAACTTGATACGATTCCCAATAGCAGTGAGGGCACTTTGTGCAGCAGTATTAGAACTCGCGATGTACTTGACTGGGTGATTAAAGTTTAATTCCTGCACAAGTTCGTGGGATGGAATATTCTTTTGGACTTGGAATATGAGCATATCATTAGTACGTGATGCGATATTCCCCCGTTCTTCATTATCAACATAGTAATAGTTAGAATAGGCTTCCCAGTTATAGTTAGCTGCATTTGGTCCCCAACGAATTCTTAATTCTATGTCGTGATACTGGAGAGCCACCAAAGGTAGAGCAGATTGGGCATTTTCACAAAAGAAAAAGCGGAGTGGATAAAAATAGGATCTTGAGCTGACCCCTGGGTGTGGTCCGTTTGAACTTTTTGAAACATTTGGGGCAAATGTATCGATTGCGATTGTTTCGCAAAAAAGTGAATCCTGTTCATCAATAATCTGACCCCCAATCAAAAGCTGAACACTTTCTACATAGTTTGTCCAAGTACCGATATCAACACACTTTGTTCCATCATCTGGAACTAAAAAGGTGTACCCCAAAAGGTCACCAGTTCTCTCAATGCGAATAGTTGAGAGTGAATTATTTTTCACAGCTCCATATATTGTATGTTTTTCAATGGACTGTGAAAAATTTGAATGTCTTTTAAATGACGAATTAAAAAACGATATCTCGGGGGTTCCTGTGATGTGCTCATCCTGTGCGCCAATTGCGACCAACTGAACGATACCCGAAGACATGTTATACTACTTTAAATAGAGAAAATTACAAATTAGGTTTTCTACACACAAAGCCAAGAACTAAGAAATTATCAGCGGCTGGAATGGATGGTACGATTGGGATACCATCTTGATCGCGAATAGTAACGGCGAGGCGATCGATTCGCCTGATTGGATCCACATACTGTGTGGCGATGGTATACTCATCCTTAAAACTAATGAGAGCACTACCAGAGGTTATGATACTCGCGAATGAACCTCGAAGGACACTCATGGATGCTTGTCCCGTGAGAACATTCGAAGCTCTATCCGAAAAAATAGAATCTAATTCTTCGATAGAAACATAGCAATGTTTGGTCGTCACATTTGAGTTAATGTGGGCGGCGAGAAGCTTGGCCTGAACAACATTACGAAGGGGTTGTTGGATATGACAAGTAAAAGCGTTTGCGCTGAGTTGACCGATAGAGTCAATAGTTATAGTGTGATACTCGTAGTCAAGATCTGGAATAGTTTTTGGGGAAGTAACCAAAGCCATTTATATTAGTTTAGATTAAAGATCCACCGATTCCATCTTCGATCTCATAACTAGCTTGGTCACGCACAAGTTGTTGAGCACCGCAAAGTCCACCTGGAGTCAAGCCTTGGGTGTACACACTGCCTTCACTGCTGTGTCCAGGAGCACATTCCAATTTGTGCTCAAGTTCGAAGAGAGACTTCTCACTGATCGCCTTGATAGAAATATCTCTGGGTTGGTATCGGCTGGTAGACTTGATGGCACCGAGAATGAAAATTAAGACAATCAAACCAACGATGGACGTGATGGCATTTCGATTGGCCCGGTTGAGGGTTAACATTTATAGTATACATATATAATTTTTTATAAAGTGCGTTAAAGGTAATTTAATAGTTTCCTTATAAAGAGTAGATGGACGAAGAAATTATCCTTGATCGTGGAAATACTACTGTGATGAAATTAGATGCTGATGAACAGGCCCTGATGGATGAGATCGAGATATCAACCTCGCGTCCCAAACAAGTTCCTAGACCGGCTCCCCAACAACCTCAACGTCCACGAGCTCCTGTACAACAAGAAGCTATGGATGCTTTTGTAAATCCAAACAAACAAACTGCCCCACCTAGACCTCAACAGGATGAGGAGATTGACTATGGTGAGGACAATGATGAACAAATGTTTTATGACGACGGTGGAGCCCCAGGTCCCCAAGAAGAAACACCTTCCAAGGGATACTCCTCTGTTGATGAAGAAAAGGCAGACCTCATTAATAAGTTGGGTCGACTCGAGAAGAAGGGTTTCGCTGTGAATAAGAGACTTACGGCGTACTCCAATGTCGAGGAATTGAGAACTGAGGTCAAGCGTATTACGTACAGTATTGATGTCGAGCAATCTATTCGTTTCTCGAGACGTATGCTCGTCGCCTGTGTTACTGGTCTCGAGTTTCTTAACAAACGCTACAATCCATTCGAGATTCAACTTGACGGTTGGTCTGAATCAATCATGGAAAATGTTGACGATTACGATAGTGTCTTCGAGGAGTTGTACGTCAAGTATCGTACGAAGGTCAATGTGGCACCAGAAATCAAGCTCATCATGATGTTGGGTGGCTCTGCGATGATGTTTCACTTGACTAACAGTATGTTCAAATCAGTGATGCCCAATATGAATGATGTACTCAAGCAAAACCCAGATCTCGTAAACAATATGATGCAAGCAATGCAAAATACAACGCGTGCACCTACGGGTCCACCCCCCGTTGGTGGCAGTGGTCAGTACGAGATGCAAGGTCCCGGTATTGACATCTCAAGTCTCATGGGTGGTGTGATGATGCCACCCCCACCCCCAATGAATACGACCCCAAGAACGCAACGAAAGCCTGTAGAGGTTGAGGAAGATGATGACATCTCGGACATCGTTTCTATTTCGGGTGAATCAACGGGTGGTGAAGTCAAAGAGGTGAATGTGGAGACCTCCAAGTCCAAACGTGGTCGCAAGAAGAAGAAGACAGAAATTAATCTCTAAGTACAGTATAAATGATAGGTTATTGTCCTTTGGAGGAACTTGAACCTCCTGTACAACAAAGAGCTCCAGCCGAGAAACCCAAAGCTGAGCCCCAAGCTGAACGCGTGGCTACGTCGCAACTTGGTAAGGAAGAAACTGAATGTAATTACGTCGTCATGGCTTTTATTGTTGGCGTCCTCTTCCTAGCCGTCTCTGATTCCATCAGGGCGTAAATGTTTTACTCTAACTCTACCCTCGGGTTTTCCCTGGGTGGTAAAGTTATTTAATAGGTGAATGTGGCACGTATAACGCTTCCACTGTTTATTTGTGTAAGTCTACCCCCATTTGAAGACATAAGTTCAACGACGATATCATACTTGTACTTTCTGGCGTTAGTTGGGTCATATGGGTTTATTCGAATTGCTGTTGTTGTTATTTCATCCACGGTAGAACTCCATGGATACATATTTGTACCACCAAATATACTTTTTGTACCAACGGCTATAGATACAGTTGATGTACTACCATTATCTGTACCACCTTGAACATCAAGAATCATTGTACTTGAATCAACAACTGTTGAGCCATCAACGCGTCTTAAAATTGCGATAATCTTTGCATAGAATGATGAGTTTCCAAAATAAAATGTGATTCTTTTATCATTAAACTCATCTATACTAAATGTAGTTGAGTATTTTTTACATGCAACTTGGTCTGAGTTTGTAATTATACCACCATTTACATGTAGTGCTGTATTTGCAGTTGAAGTACCTAGACCAATACCGACTTGGTTACCTAAATCGATCGCACCCTTTACAGTTAAATTACCACTTGTTTCAAGATTACCTTTTATAAATGTATTTGATGAATAAGGTTGGATGTATACGTTACCATTTGTTCCAGAAAATATAGTAGATGTACCAGCAATTGTTTTAAATTCAACAATAGCATTACTTGATGCACTTTCAATTCTTGGAATACCATTATATATATGAAACTTTGTAGCTGGTTTAGCTGTACCAATCCCAACATTACTCGATTGAATCATATGAAGACAATTTGTAAGTACGCTATTGTTAGATACACCCATCACAAGACCTGTCGTGCTGTTCTCCGAATTACTAAATCCTCGTACGAATCCACCTTCATTTCCACTTGTACATAAGAGCATACCAGTCTCCTTATTAGTTCCTGGACTTTCAAGTTTCAATAACGTTTGACTCGTTGTATTACCATTGTATATATGAACATTTGATGCTATAGTTGTGGTACCAATACCTAAATTACCAATCTGATCAAATCGAGCAAATTCATACTCATTAGTTGTATCAAGTTGGTGTGAAAATCCTAATGTACGTCGTTGTGTACCATTTAAGGTATTTCTTATTAGATTAATACCTGTAACGGCATTACTTATAAATTTTAAACCCTCAAATATAAATGAACCCCCACGTCTAAATTCAATATCACCGGCAATAAGTAGTCGTGTATTGACACCTATTGCTGGGTTATTTATTGTATCCGTATAATCAGTTCTTCGTCCACCAACAACAACTAACCCAGAACCGTTAACTATTAGAGGTATATTAGTTTCACCATCCTTTTGACCAACAATTCCTTGAAATGTCTCACCACCAGTATTATATGTTTGAAATATATGTTCGGGTGCGATGTAACGAATTCTATCTGGACCTTCATTTGGTGAACCAGCGAGAATACCTTCATTACCTTTAAAGAGTAATAATTCGCTTTGTGTTAAAGATGGATTTCCACTATATATTCGTTCTTGAATTATTGTATTACCATATTCATCACCAGAGAGACCACCAAATGTAAGTTTATTCCCTATGGTTACATTCCCATTTACTTCTAATTTATCACGTGGTGCATCCGTACCAATACCTATATTACGTGTCCCGGAATTTATGAATAAAGCTGTACTTGTAGCATCTGCAACTGTGTATGCATTTTGTGTAATTCTATAATGACCCGAACCTGTAACGCCTGATGACCAACCTAACACGGTAGATTCTGTATTGGATTGAATATAGGATGTGAATGCATTACCAGCTCCTAAGTCTGTTCGCATAGCTACGATTGCGTCGCCGGATGGTGCTTCGTGATTATGTACAAGAAGACCATTTGTTATAGGGTTTGCAGTACCAGTACAGTATACTTCTAAATGTGCAGTTGGATTTGTTGTACCAATACCAACACGACCACTTGCTTCGAAAGACATAATGGTTCTTTCACTCGTATATGTATCATCTGCGAGTGCTATTTCAAGTCTTGATTTTGAGGTTCCAGTCGCAAAGTCATATTTACCCATTTTAAATGTAGCACGAACACCGTTGTTATTTTCATCACCTTCACGCGCGAGATGCATTACGGGGTCGGCAACTAAATCAATTAGAGCTGGATTTGTATTAGTGACGACAAGTGGTGCATCTAAATGATTATAGCCATTTCTGTACACAACCTGATTATTGATAAACGCCGTCCCACCTGACGTATGAAGAAGACCAATTGGCGCTGTTGTCCCAATACCTACATTACTTGATTCCAAAATAGTCATCTTTGGTGTACCCATAGTAGGAGTTTGACTCACATAAAAATTAAGACCCTTCCCCACATCCACAATATTTTCAATTTTATTTTCGCCACCCAAAGGATTTGAATAGACTCGCATAGATATATTTCCAGTGGAACCCCAAACATTACCGTAAATTGCAGCATTACTTCCAGTTGCGTAAATATTACCCGCAACCGTAAGCTTTTCAGATGCACTCGTTGTTGCTATACCTACATTACCCGCAGGACCTATACGCATACGTTCGATATTTCTAGTCTTAAAACGGATATTTTGATGTGTATTGGATGTACTCGCACCGTAGAGTTCAATAGCGCTCACATTTGACGCTGTTGGACCAGCTATAAGGCTCAGTACATTAGAAATACTGTCCCCACCAAATCTATCACCATGAATTGTGATATTTGAACTCGAGAAGATAAGGTCTGTAACGAGACCTGTTGTCGCTGTATTACCAAAAACAGTCAATATATTTGTGGAATCTATATTTGCAATGACTTTAGACCCAATCGAAAACGTATCCGTAGGTGACGTATTCGCGATACCACTCGACGCAGTCCCAGTCGTGCGTAAACCATTCATTTGAACGTTACTATTAATGACAACCGGGGATGCGGAATTTGGTTGAAGTGTGAGTAAATCTCCAACCATAATACCACCCGTGCCAACCAAAAGTTTATTCACAAAAACATTACCAGCGCTATACATCACATTTGACCCAGTTTCGTCAAAATACACATTTGAACCTATAGAAAGTGTATGATTTGGGGACGTATTCGCGATACCCATTCGTCCTTCGGTATACAACTCACCATACACATGAAGGTTCATTGTATTCGAAGTATCAACTGTAAATGATTGGGTTGTTGGACCTGCAAAAGTTCTTCCCAACACAAATTCATTATCTGCGTGAATATAGCCAGCAATAATATTTGAGCGCGATGGGTCATCAACCATAAGTATACCAGTATCATATGAACCATCATTACCAGTACCCATCTGAATGACCGCATTTGACACAACGAGATTATTTACAGTTGTATATGTTGCTCCTTCGGTTACCGACAATTGACCATAAATATTCATACCTCCGTAGACTTTGAGAAAACCACCATCAACAATAACATTACCATTTTTAAATACCGCTACATCCGATCCAGGTGTAGCTTCCGATCCAATGAGAAGACGTTGACCAACCTGAAGATTTGTTGAGTATGTATTACCAGTCACACTCAAAATATTCGAACTTGTACTGTTCGCAACAAGCCGTGTTCCCACTCTAAATACGTTCGAAGTCTGTATATTTCGTGAAAATGTATTTCCGTATACTGACATTAAGTTTTCAGCATCTTGATTTGTATCAACTATAAACTTTTCTTGTCCAAGTTTTACAACTTCAATGGTTCTCGTTGGATTTGTTGTACCAAAACCAGCTTTATCATTTATGAATACACGTTCAGATCTGATACTCTTCTTTACATCTAAAATGATTTCTTGACCATTTTGAATAAACAAATCGGTACCGACTGATAAATTTGCTGTGGGCATTGTATTCGCAATTCCTAGACGCTGGACTACAATTTCATTCGCCTCGATTTCAGAAGTTATGATACTTCTGACGCTGGTTAGCACGTCTTGTTCTAATGGGTCTGCATCTAGAGCAGCTACATAAATTTGATCGAAACGTACTGTTCGTCCCATTTACATTAGTTACCGAATAAAATTCCGGCTAAACCATCCCGAATTCTGAGTACATTATAGTTTACGGCATGAACATAAAGAGATTGGTTTGCTGGTCGTAACGAACCCTTTTCACATCCACGGAGAATAAGTTTGGCGTTATCTAATCGGCTGAAGTTACAACTACCCGATGGGTTGTAGTCTGATGCTTTTGTACAAAAGTGGTACACAAAATATCTTGTATAAAAGATAACATCAGTTGCATATTGATATTCAATTGTCCCATACTCGGATTTAAAGTAGCTTTGAGCAACGTGGAAATAGACTGGAGTCATGTTTTCTAGGAGAGGGGTTCCGTTTAGATGAATATCCGCATTTCGAAATGTAAAACGATCGTTTGGGGCATCATCTGTCGTTGTCCCATATCCAAAGAAGAGTGATTTGACTGGGTGATTTAATATAGATAAATCTATATCATTTTGTCCACCAGATTCAAGTTTATTATCAGTAACCGTATTGAGTGGATAATCTACGCGCTGTACTTGCGTAATAACAAGGTCCATTTGACGATTCACCATAGATTCTCTTTCATCCTTGTCCAAATAAATATAATTTCCGTATACCTTTATGAGTTTATCCTGCTCCAATACTCCCGCAAATTGGGTAAGGTCAAAATTGATCTTGATTTCAACCTGGTGGTACTGAAGAGCGATGAGTGGTAAAAATGCGTTATGGTCACAAAAAAAGAAATGAAATGGCAAAAATCCTGGTGCCCCACCAGAGTTATGCTTATTCGTAAAAGTCATAGACTTAGCATATGTATCCGCGAGATAGTTGGGCCAGATTTCGCTAAAATAATCATAGTGCTGTGAATCTATTTTTTGACCACCAATATAGAGGTCAATCGTCGAATTAAAAAATAAGTTGGACGCTATCGTGTTGCCCTCACACCAAAGACAGTTGAGGATATCCCCAAAAACTGGAATCGTAATGTTTGGATCCTTATCACTAATCGTTTTAATCAACTTGGGGGCTTGGGAGAAGTTGGTGTGTCGCGCAAACTTTGTACGAAAAAAGGAGAATCCCTCATCACTGTTCAAGTAAATATCCTGTGCTCCCTTGGAGACAAGTTGTATCAATGCACCAGACATTTAATTAGTATTCAGATTATAAAAATAGACACTTTCCCTGAGGGAAGTCTGATTTTTCTTCGACGTCTCCATTTCCATGTATTTTAAACCCACCTTGTCGATAGACTTTCATTCTCTTGTAATACATGGCTGTAAATATAGACCATGGGTCATGAACATCGTAGATATGTGGATTATTCTTCTTTCCTTTGGTTTCTCGCATGATACGACCAATACTCTGAACAATATCTGACTTTGGGGATGCTAAGATAACTGTATCTAATGTTGGAATATCAAGACCCTCGTGGGCTTGGCTAAACGTCGCAAATATGATTTTCTTTTTTGAGGATTCTTGAAGCTCTGCCTCTTTCATACCACCCATGTAGAGACCGGATGTCTGTGGAAAACACTGGTGGAGCGTCTCACAGTGCCATCTTCTATCACTGAGAACAAGAAGTTGTCGAGTACCCGCTGACGCTTTCTTTACTAATTCCACGAGCATCGCGTTACGATGTTGATTCTCAACAACCTCTGTAACCATATTCGGCATCGAGAGTTTTCCATTTCGCGTACACGGTGGGGCATTTTTGTAGTTTGGGGATTCATAAATAACTGGGAATACTTCAACCTGCTCCTGATTTTTTCGCTCTACCGCAAAGAATGTGGGTCCCATGAACCAATGGAGGACCTTGGTTAGTCCATCTTTTCGTTCTGGAGTTGCCGAGAGACCAAAGATATGCTTGGGGCACATCTTGAAGAGTGATTGGGAGAATACCTTTGCACAAATATGATGCGCCTCATCCACAATGAGAGTCCCAATACTATCAAAGTCTGTGAAAGAATACTCCTTGAGAGATAGAGATTGAAGCATTGCGATTACAAAATCACAATCAACTTCCTTCTTGTCCTGTTGAACGATACCAATCGTAGCACCTGGGCAAAACTGTTGAATCCGTTCTCTCCACTGGTCCGCCAAGAACTGCTTGTGTACAACAATCATCGTGCGGTACCCCAAGGCACACGCTATCGCCAATGATACCGTTGTTTTCCCGTATCCACAGGGAAGCGAAAGGACTCCGTGACCGGCTTGAAGAGCAGAGGCCAACGCCTCATTTTGGTGGGTTGTGTCTCTGAGGGTACCAATGAAGTCGACTCTAATTTTGACTGGGTCTGGTCTTTTGTCTTCTTTGGGTTCTCCAAGTAGAGTAACTCCATAGAATCTTGGAACGCAGATTCCGTTCTTAGTTGGTCTAAAAACTTTAAAAGGCGGCGGTGGAAAGCCATAGTCTCCGTTGACTATAGGTCTTACTGTAAGCTGCTTTTTAATTTCTTGAATTGGACCCTCACTCACCAAATACCCAGTCCTCGTCAACATATACCTTATTAAAGGTTTGAAACTTTATATGACTATAATGCCAACCCTCAACGTCGAAGAAAATATTAAGAATATTGAAAAGGCTATTGAAGAGTTGACCCAAGAAGTTTTTAGACTTCAAGGGTCTCTTCGAGTCTTTAGAAGTTTTAGAGAATCTGGATTGAAAGAAGTGGACATTCCTCAAACTCAAACCGAAACTGATGAGAGTAACCAAGAATAACCACTGTATTCACCCACGTTCCAAACACCCTTGAAGTCAATTACAACTTCAACTTCATCATCTTTTATAAGAGACTGCACAGGTCGTCCTAGGACTTCGCACATCACTCTCCTATAACGGAATGGAACCTTCACTGTGAGTACACGACCCTCTAGGGGATTATCAATTCTTGGGTGTTGAATGAGATGCGATACATTGACTTGCATTCTCTGTGCAATTTCAGCACATTTTTCAGGAATGACCAAACGAATATACTTTTTGTCGTTATGGTCATACATGGGTGTATGGACTTGGGCGCGAAACTTCATTCGTTACGGTTACGATACATTAGAATTAAAACTATAAGTACGACGAGTAGTATCATTAAAACTTGAGTAAGAAGAAGTGGATGCAGTGGTGCACGCGTTCCAAAATAACTGTGACTGAGACTACGAGATACTTCGATGGCAGACTCTATACTCGAATATGGCGTGTGACGTGGAGACATCATACCACACATCGCAACATTTGGACACTTCCCAAAGAATGGAAGTTGTCCGTGGAGACTGAGAACCCCCGAGGATTGTGAAAATATCCAACGCTCCCCGTCCCAAGTAGAACCCCACCCAACGCGGACATTCGTTGGGTTCTGTTCAAGTTTTAACTGTTTGAGGACCTCAGCCTTGAGTACTTCAGGTTTAGTCGTGAGTATATCCTCCGTGAGGTCGCAGATGACACATGATATCGTTTTACCATCTACGAGGACAACAGGTTGAAGGTTCCACGGTGTTGAGGCTGCGATTTCAAGGTCATCCCCTAACTTGGGAGTTTCGTCAAAGTCGAGAAGGATATTAATGCACCCATACGTACTTTCTTGAACCTTCTTTCGAGCATCTGGACCCCAGTTGTCACCCAAAAAATTGAGAGCTGGGCTATTGTCTAAACAGAGAAAGAGCATACCTTCATCGAGTATTGTTCCATCCGCAAACTCTGCTGTGTACCCATTGTCCAAATAAATAACCTTGGTCAATTCTTGTCCAAAGACAAAGTTTACACCGGAATTAATCAAACATTCCTCCATGGCATCACACATGACTTTACCAGAAACCTTTTGTGTACACTGCTTTGAGAGTGCGACGTGGTCAAAACTTTTCACAAATTCCCAAGCAGACATGACATTCCAAGGTACCCCGTCAATAATGAGAGGAAGGTGTTCTAGAATAGCTTGTCCACCCGGAGTCAAATCACCGAGAGCATCTTTGAGTGATACAGACTTATACTTCTCTGGTTGACTAAGAACACGTACGGCGAGTGATGTGAGAGCACCGTAGTCTCGAAGTTGTAGGGAACGGAACATAAAACTGTACAAATCTTTCTGAACTGGTTCAAATATATCGTCCCAACGAATATTCATTTCCTCAAAGAGACTCTTGGTATTCACAAAAGCGCGGTCGAAGACAATACGGTGTGCGTGAAGATCACGAGTCTTTAGATCCGGTTCCCACCAGGAGCCTCCAGCTGAAAGCTTTCGATCGTGTATTGTGATTTCATGTTGACCTGAGCGAAGTATTTCCCAAGCAAGAGACATTCCAGTTGGTCCAGCTCCAACGATATGAATCTTCATTCTACTTTAGAACAATATTTAAAATAGTATACAATAATAATAATGTCCTCCTTCAAAAATAAAGTCAAACGTGTCGGTGAAAGTATCGTGACTCAAGGTAAACGCGTGGCTGGGGTTGCTATGAATACCGCAAAACGGGCGGCTGTAGCTGCCAGAAGCAAGTATGATGAGATGCGTAAAGGTCCTACACCATACGTAAATCAAAAGTCAAATCGTATTTACAAGTCAAATAATGGCGCAGTGTTTACCAAGAACGCCAATGGTGATCGTAATTACAAACCAGTCGCGAATGCAATTAAAAAACCAAACGGTAAAAATATTCCAATTACTTCAAACAATGTGAACACTGTCCCAATGAACATGCGACCAAAAAATGTGAATAATTAAATAAACCCAGTCTTCTTACGCTCTTCTGGAGTCTTAATAGCATACATAGCACCAAAGAAAAGTGCTGTAGAAAGGAGTGCATATTCAACATCTTGAGTCGCACTAAATGCGATGAGCATTATAGAAATAAAACGAAATGTTTTACTACTAAATAATTTTTTGAGTCGCGTGGGAATCTCAATCGCATTACCAGAGAAGAGACCTTGGTACATGATGATGAGGCTAAACAAAATAGGTTGAGCTCGAATCATCTCTTCAGTTGGTTTACTGAACATACTAAGAAAGTTGTTTAACTTGGGGACCCTGAGAACCTTAGCCATTTATACTAGTACAACATTTAAAAAATAAAAGATTTCTTTACAGTAGGATGCTATGTCTCGCAAACCATACAAATTTGAAGACAAACCAAAGGGTGAAAACCTGGAAATTTGCCGCCAAATTTTTATGGAAAAATACATTCGTACAAAATAAGGCAGAACTTGGTACGTGGACGAGAGACCAACTCTTGGATCTTGGACCCACTTTTGTAAAGTTAGGACAGATTGCGTCGACGAGGGCTGATCTTTATCCACCTGAATTTACAAAACAACTCGAATCTTTACAGGATAATGTACCACCCATAGATATACGAGGTCTTGTAAACTTAGACTATTTTGACGCGTTCGAGGATATCCCTTTTAAGTCTGCGAGTATTGGACAAGTACACAAAGCGACGCTCAAGGGTGGAAAGGAAGTCGTCGTCAAAGTCAAGAGACCAAACATATACGATATCATGAAGAGTGATACGGATACGATTCGGGAGATTGTCCGCTTCTTGGAAAAGATTGGGGTAGACACTGGTAATAGTTCGGAATATGTACTCAACGAATCTATTCAGTACCTCTTGGGTGAATCTGATTATCGCCGAGAAATAGACAACGCGGTACAGTTTCGAAAGAATATGAAAGACATTAAATGGATTAAAGTTCCCAAGGTGTATACAGAATTTTCAAATGATGATATGATTGTTATGGAATTTGTAGAGTCTGTAAAACTTACGGAAATAACAGACCCCACAATAAATAAGAAGAAGTTGTGTAAAGCCCTCATAAACTCCTATGTCATTCAAACTATGGATAAGGGTTTTTTCCATGCTGACCCCCACCCAGGTAATTTGGGATTTTCCCCAAAAGGTAAATTAGTCTTCTATGACTTTGGTCTCGTCATAGATTTGTCGAATGAACTTCGGGATGGGTTCAAAAAGATATTTGGGTGTATCATCAACAAAGATACAAAAGGTATTGTTGAAATTCTTATTAACCTCAAAGTGATTGTACCCTCAACCTCGGATATCTCGGACATTGAACTTTTCTTTGAAACGCTTCTCAACTACTTGGAAACTTTGGATGGTTCAACTATCGTAAAAGATGACATCGCCGTACAACTCGCGATGGAAAAACCGTTCATCATACCATCAAGTTTTGTGTACTTGGCAAAATCATTCTCCCTCATTGAGGGAATATGTCTTCAATTGGATCCGGACTTCAACTATTTCACGTATCTGGAACCCATGATTCAACAGCAGTTTGTAGAGTCTGTGAATATTCAAGAGACACTCATGAAGACTGTAGAAATGCCCACAAAAATACGAAATATAAGTACAGCTGTTTTGGGTTTGGAAAAATCCAAAGCAGCTATGAAAAGGTCAATGTCTAAAACGAGACAGGAAATACGTACGCTTCAGTACACTATGTTAAGTGGTCTCGTGGCATATCAGTTTCATGATACACCGATTGCATACGCGTGTATCCTATGTAATTTATGGTTTGTATTCAGTTCTCGAAAAAATCAATAACACCATCCTCCTTCTTGGGGGAACCCTTGAAAAACTCCTGGTGTTCTCTAAAGATTTCCTTGACCCGTCGTTGTTCATCGCGACTAATATCCGTAAGCTTCTCACGGATTTTACTCACGTTCGCATCATTTTGTTTCTTCATCTTCTTGCCAAACTTCTTAAAACGCTTGGTCGCCGTGGTAAAACTGGGGGATGTCGTGATAGATAACATTTATTATCTAAGGACATTTAATTTTTAAGCGTTTCATTTTTTCTTCAAATTCTCTGCGTTCACCTGGTGATTCAATTGGTTTCCCAGTGGCGAGTGCCTCAATCTCTGGACCTGTGAGTTGCATCGCATTGACTCTAAAGTCCCTAAACGCCTCCATCGTCATGGGGACGAGGGGCTCAACGAGTTCATAGATGGCGTTCGCATAGTCACGAATTTCCTTTTGGGCGTGTTCATCCATACGGAGATGGAGATAGTGCATGAGATTGTGGAGGTTAATCTTCCAATAGAACTCGGTGTATGTGGACTGTGGGAGATTTCCCCGGGCTTGTTCTCGACAGCACCCATTTTCCAAAAGTTCCTCGTAGACATCAAAAGAATAACTGAGATGGTTCGTCACCTTTTGTGTGAGTTCCTCGCCAGGTTCAATCGTACCCTCAGACCCCTGATGATTTACTTCGGATTGTCCGCGTAGTGTGTTCGGTTCATAGTACTGTTTCGGTACGACGGAGTAGCGGGCGGATAATTCATTAATACTGGCAGTTCTGTGGCGCATGTGTTGTCGCGCGATGTAGATGGGCATTTTGATATGGAATTTGAATTCCACCATCTCGAAGGGCGTAGTATGCCAGTGTCTAAGGAGATATCGTATAAGTCCTCGGTCTCCTCTTGATGTTTTAGTCCCATCTCCATACGAGACTCGGGCGGATTGGACAATTGAGGCGTCCAAATCTTCCCGAGGCATGAAGTCCACGAGGCGTACAAATCCGTGATCCAGGACATTTTTTTGCATACTATTCTAATTCTTAGTTCACCCCACTTCCTTAAATCGTTTTCTCCAAGAATAGTATGAACTCCAACACCAACACTGTGAAAATACAGAACACATCAGTTCATTAAATGAGTTTAAAAAAATGTGGATATTATTACCAATATGTATACACCCACCGCACTCTCTCTATTTTCTGGGTGTGGCGGTGATACACTTGGTATGACGAGGGCAGGTGTTGATGTCATCGCGTATTCTGAGTTAAAGCCAAAGTTTCAAGAAACCCATGAACTAAACTTCAACGGATCAAAGTTAATTGGTGGTGACATAAACAAAATAACAGACGAAGATTTTGAGAAGTTATCTGGTAAGATTGATATCATATTCGGTGGATTCCCGTGTCAGAGTTTCTCAAATGCTGGTAAGAAGAACCCAAACGATATGAGAGGACAGCTGTATCTTCAATTTGTACGAGCGACTCGCATAATAAAACCCAAATACATAATAGGTGAGAATGTAAAGGGTTTATTGACACGCAAAACATCGAATGGTGAAAACTTCATAGATGTTATCGTTAAAGCCTTTAATGACGTGGGTTATACATGTAATTATAAAGTATTGAAGGCTCATGAACACGGTGTTCCACAAAAGAGAGAGCGTCTTTTCATAGTGGGTTCGAGGGATCCCACATTCAGCTTTGACTTTCCAGAATCTAGTGGTGAAGAAGTAAATTTGAAGGATATTCTTAAATTTGACATGGAAGGTGCTGTGAAAGTTCCTAAAGAACTCATTGAGGAGGCGGGAGTCGCGGAAGAGAGTATTCTTGTGGGGGAAGGGGAGCCAACAGGTAAAGTTCATCCATATCTCCTACTACATGAAAAAATTAGGGGTATTACGTGGAACAATAAACGTGTTAGTGAGTATCAATTCTCTTTTGGTAAACGAATATCACCCATACATTGTGAGATCGTAGACATTACGAAACCAAGTAAAACAATCATATGTACTTACGATCACCAACCGCGGTTATACGTAGCTCTCAAAACAAGTAATGGGTACTATTTACGACCATATACTATAAATGAATTACAACAGATACAGGGATTTCCTTCGGATTATAAACTTGCCGGAAATTACAAAGAACAGATTGTACAAATTGGCAATTCAATCCCACCAAAATTAGTTGAAGACATCGTGAAGCGTCTCAAATTCGAATAGACCAATTGGGACGGGGTCTTGATTTGAGACCATTTGCGAAAGTGACAGTTCTCTTAAAAAGTTGACCATATTCGTAGTACGACATACGACCCTCGTTGACTGCTGCCTCTAATATTTTCATTGTTTGATCATACAGTTCTTTTAAACATGTGTCGACTTCGGAGTTATGTTGACTTCGCACCAGATAACTACAATGTTTAATTGTAATTTTTTTATTTTTTGTGTTTATGAAGATGTAGTAATAATCGTCGTTCTCATCCGGTATTGTGTCGTTTAATATATAAACCCCTTTACCTTTCTTACATTCATAGGTCACTGGAAATGGCGCGGACGGGAACATGACATCACGGATGTCCTTTGATTGTTGAGATGGTGCAAAAGAGCCAATTTTACCACCCATTTTTCGAATAATTTGAGACACAAATTTAATATAGCCACGTTCATCCCTCTGTGTATTGGAATCATTCGAAAAATTGTCCCATGGAAAGTAAGTCTGTAAATGTTGTATCAGTAGCTCATTTGTGCGTTCCATTTTAGTTGTGAAATTCGATGGAGTTGTACTGACTTAGGTGATATCCTTCACTAAATCTCCGATATCCCTATAGTACCTCTTGAGGTCCTTCATGAAGCGTTTGTTGTTCTCAAGACACTCACACTCGGGTTTGTTGAGATAAATCCACGCAAGATTTGATTTTGAATACTTCGTTGCCTTTTGATTTTCATTGGGTTTCCGGGCAACCAACTTTGTAGACTTCTTAGTTTTTGTGGTCGAGGGAACCTCGATCCGGTTGACAAAGCTGAGGGCTTGCATGACGGTGTCCGCCAAGTCATCCTTCTTTTTGGATTTGAGGAATGTGTCCAACCAGTGGGCGTTCACGAGACTCGACCGAATGAACTCCTCACAGCGCTCGATAGATACCTTCTTTCTCTTGGCGTACTGGGCTTTCCCAGGTCCCGCGACATCTGGGATTTTATGACGCGCGTCGTAAAGAATGGTCTCCGCCTTTGGGCATTTAATGATAAAGTAGGCGTACAAGAAGTGCATGACAGAAACCATCTTCTTGTTCCGGTCAGGTTGCTTTTCTATGAGGATTGTTTGGGCATCAAGAACCCAAGGGCGTTCATCGAGGTGATTTCTCAAAGAGACATAAATACCATCTTTGTGTTCCGGGGGGACACCGGAGACATCCCATTGGACGACAAGATTAGATGTTTCATTGAGTAAGCACATGGCTAAGTTCCGAATACCGACATCGATACTCAGAATCATTAATTAAAAAGGTCTTTATGTCTTTAAATTAGAAACTACGACCATTACTTATCCGAGCTGCACCAGCTCTACCGAGGTTCGCTGTGGCTGACTGCCCAGCTGGTGAGAGACCGATAACAATCAAAAGAATAACGAGAAGACAGCAACAGCATATTGCTGCGATGATCGCGTATCTCATTGGACCAGTAAACGCTTCAAGAAGACCGGCAAGACCTTTATTTTCGGATGACGCACCACCAGAGGCAGCTGCTGCGAGTTGATTGAGTACAGTATTATCAGAAATCGCTTTTGCTAGAGCCTTCGTTACAGCGCTCGCTGATAATTTTGCGGTAACGTCTTGATCCCAATTAATATCACCACCTTCACGGCAGTCATATCCGTCAATAATAAGTTCACCACCTTGTATAGTCACCTGTTCTGCGATAGCTTCATTTAAATTTTCAGTTGTAATTGTCGTATCTACAATATTTTGTACAGCGAGTGTTACATTTTGATTTACATTTTGTTTGTCACCAAATTGAAAGTTACCCATCTGTGTAGCCTTTTCAATTTGTGCGCTCACAGATGCCTGCATTTCATTAGAAACAGCTGTTTTGACCGCAGTCGTTGTCTCTGCAGATAGTTCCGACGAAGATTGTGTCTCCGCGTTTACCTTTTGACTAAAATTTGACGTACATCCCTTGATATTTCTCATTTTAACCGTTAAATTTTGAACTGTTGCTTGTGAAGCTGATGCACGAGATTGATTTTTCGTAATCTGTTCAAAAATACTCTGATTGATAGCCGACATATTGAAATTTTGGTTGATAGTCTGAGAACCACCACCTCCCATTGTTTATTATAATGGGCTGAGAAAAAAATATATTCGTATTACAAATGAAACTCAATCTCAGGAAGATGCAACCTAACCAAATCATTTTGATTGTGGCTGTGCTTGTGGTCCTCGCTTGGAACGTCATGCGAATGCGACGTATTGAAAAGTTAGAGGACAAAAAGTCGGAAGCTATTTTGTATGTGGAAAACTCAGACGAACCAAATCCATTTATTGTGTACGGTATGGTCGCAAAACAGACGTCCGACGAAGAAAAACAAAAAAAGGCTTTGGAGTTAGCGAACAACAAGAAGAAGGCTGAACTTTTAGAATTTTTGAAAAGTTTGTAAAATTTTCTTAGTTTAATATAATAATAATGGGAGGTAGTCCATCAACACCAGCTGTAAATGTTGACACTAGTAAGCCGTGTTCTCTGACAATATTTAAAGGTGGTGGTCATACCGATTTTAACAAGACCATATATGATTCGTATATGAATCCGGGTCAACATGGTATGAGGGATAATGAAATATCGAGTTACACTGTTAATGGATGTGATAATACACGTATCGATATGTTTGACAATTTTGATCATAAAACAGATCAAGCAGTATTAAACAGAATACGTGGTAGCCAGGACATGCCAGGTGGATGGAATGATAAAGTCAGCTCAATAAAATTTACAACAATTCCATCAGTGATACCCGGACATCTAATGTATGATAATAATACTGGGTGTGCGGGTTCCGGTCAATCATATGAAAAATCTGGAGGAACTGTATATAGATGTTTTTATAGTGATACCGATCAATCTCAATTAAATAACCTTTATGAAGGAAAAGGTACTAATAGTGAATTAATTGCAATGCATTCTTCATTAAAAACTAAATTTTGTGCGATTCCCGCAAATGCATTTAAAAATCCAGGTGGTGGTAAGTGCTTAGAATTTCAAGGTGGTGCGGATATAGCAAAACAATACTGTTCTACTGCTAATCATATAGTAGTTGATTCTTCTTGTACTATTGCAAATTTAGGTTCCACTAATTATCCACTCGTTGCAGACGCCTATTGTAAATCAGCTAAAGGAATCGCAGACCCATGGTGTTCGTGTTATAACGTGAAGAATAAGGTATGTAATACAAATTCTGCGGCTGCTGGGTGTGAAAAAAAAAGACAAACATTTGATAAATTAGTAGAAGCAAGTCCAGTAGGTTTTAAGAATGTATGGGATGGTATGGAGACGTGTTTTGGTCTCGTATGTCAAGAAGGAGCAAAATATCGTCCAGCTGGATTTAATGATTTCTGTAATAAACCTGTGCAAATTTGTGTTCAATCGTTTGATATTCAAGGTATAGCCGATTCACCAATTAATGCAACTTGTAACCTATCAAGCAGTAATACTCCATCGGTTAATAATGGTACACCACCCCCAGGTTCACCCCCAGGTTCACCCCCAGGTTCACCCCCAGGTTCACCCCCAGGTTCACCCCCAGGTTCACCCGCTACAGGTGTAAGCTCTTTTATCCCAATGAGTGTTACAGATCTTAAAACTAATAGAAATTCACAAATAGGTGTAGGTGGTTCTCTGGTATGTTTATGTTGTTGTTGTATGTGTATAGTCCTTTTACTTGTCATGAGCGGTGGTGATGGCGGTGGTGGTGGTCCATCTCGATTTAGAAGATAATAAAATCTCAGTAGAACATAGATACTATGGGTGGTGGGCGTTCAAATCCACCTCCAGTCGAAGTCAATCAATGTGCCGAATTAGAGAAGCAACTCAAAACAGATTATGGTAATGATTTTTTGACAAATCGTACAAAATTTCCAATAACATCCGAGGCGCTTTCATTTCTTTCGAGTACTCCATGTGAAACACATTTTGGATACACAGCACTTCGTACAGAATTTTGTTCAAATGTATATAATTTTCCTACGCAAATTGGACATGGAAAGACGTGTGCAGACCATACAGATTTATCTATGCGTTCACAGTGGTGTTTAAAAGATGAAACTGGAGCTGCCGTTGGGACACGATTAAAAACGGATGGAAAATGTTCAAAAACATTATTGGGTGCACAATACGATACAACTGCGATAACGTTTTGTAAACAGAATCCCAAAGATAAATGGTGTACTTGTTATAATTTTAAAAATAAAGTATGTAGTACAAGTAATACCGCGGCAGGTTGTACGTACTATAAAGGTCTTGAGGATAATCGTAAAGTATTTGGACCTGAACCAGAAACTGAAATTCCGGCTGCAGCTGGTAAACCAGCTCGTAAAGAATTTGGGTATTCACCTGGGTATTTAATCCTTAAGGAAAAGGCACACTGTAGACCTCGTGCATGTGATATGGGGTATATTCCAGATAATGTAATGAGTGATTGTGAACCATCTTATAAGATTTGTGATAAAGATATCAATATACGAGCATCGTCAGATAGCTCAATAGCTGTCGATTGTAATGGAGAAATGAAAGATACAGAATTACCAGATTGGTGGGATGAAGAGTTTGATGATAGTTTTTTTGATGATGATCGTTTACCACCATTTGATAAATTCCCATTAAACAAGCTTCCAATAACCAGATGGCCTAACAAATTTATATGGACTAATAAGAATGTAAGATATCTCACATACGGTGGCACCAGTTCATCACTTTTGTCATGCTGTTGTTGTATCATATTAATAATGTCATTAACTTAAAGAGTAAATAGTCCTCAATAGTATGTCTTGGTGTTGGTGGTGTTGTCACTCCTTTGAGGGCGCACCTTTAAGTGTACCCCATCGTTACGACGATAGACGAAGCAAATTTTACACAGCTGGCAACTTCTGTTCATGGAGTTGTGTAAAATCATACGCGATAGATAAATGTGGAGATGTGAAAGGGAGCATCGTGTGCGGTAATATTGTACTCATGCGACGAAAGATGTACAACCAGATAGGTCACGTGAAACCTGCGCCAAATCGGTTTAGACTTAAAGAGTTTGGGGGTGACCTTACGATTGAGGAATTTAGGAAAAATCTCACACGCGACGAAGGTGAACCCAAACCTATAGATACTGCGCCGGTGATAGATATCGTTATACCCATTGTTTCAAACACAAAAAAGATGGATGAAATAAAGAATGCGACGACGTCGAACAGTTCATTAAAGCTAAAGAGAGCCAAGCCTCTCAAGAGAAATCACAACAACTTGGAATCAGCACTAGGATTAGTTATCACGCCGAAAGCCTAATAACCTACTTTGTTTATTTGTTGGTATAGAAGGTGGTAGATACTCTGAATTTTTACTATGTACCCACTTGGTACCATCGTACGCAGTCCAACATATACCAATCTTCTCAATCGCCTTCCTACATATGACACATGGAAGTGAGTTGCCCTGACCATAACAGGTTCGACGCTCAACCACTAGCTCCCCATATTTCCTATGTAACCACTCTGCAAACTGATGCGGTTTATTTCCCTTCTTTAGGTTGTCTCTATATAGTCTCTTAATGAGCAACCGTTCGGCGCAACATATACAATTACTTTGTGCCATGGCTGGCTTTTTTGTCATATAACTTTCGATAACAATGTAGCCCATGCTATGTACAATTATTACAAACTGGTCCGGGATATACAAATGAACACTGTTCACACTCGTTAAGAACTATGAGGTTCTTCTTTTTAGGTACGCGTCCTTGTGAAAATCGTTGAAGCTCGTTTACTGTATAAATTCCGTAATTGATCATAACCTCCAAAGGAGGAAATTTCATTCTATTATTGAAGAGTTCCAAATCCTTATCTTACTTTTTCATACAGCAGGTAAAAAGATTACCAGTAGCCTCTTTAGCCTTGAGGAGACCCGCGAACCCATCAATCATTGGGGGGACCATCGTCTTGAGAACAGTTTCAAAATCAGAGTCCTTTTCACCTGGGTCAATTTGTTCGATGAGGTGGTTGAGTAGGGCGATGACCAACTTCTTCTTGTCTGTACCCTCAAGCTTTTGAAACTTGGAGGCTGCCATCATCAACTTGGCGACGATTGGGGGGATATCTTCCTTTTGGAGTCCATCACCCAAATAGTTACGTTTGATGTCTTCAACTAATTTAATAATACTCTCAGCATCAATGCTTCCTGAAAATTTTTCTAAGATCGCTTCCATTTTATATTCTATATCTATATTAAAAATGGATAATAATACAACACTCGCAATAATTGCGTTTACTGTTGGTTTCATCCAGATGTATCATGATTTTATGAAGTCAGATGAAGCTGATGAAAAGTCAAAGAATACAGTTATACTAAGCGTCATTGCGAGTATTCTGTGGCTTGCGTATCAATTTCGTAAAGATGGTCCAAACTTTTCATCTGTGTATACAACGATAGGTCTCTTTCTTCAATTGTATATTCTTAATAAGATATTACTCAAAGAAAAGAGAAAAAAAAAGGAATATTCAGATGATAGTACTCTGTCCTGATGTAGCAATTGAGTGAAATGGATTTTGTGCCATTTTGGAAATAAATTCTAACATTCTTACCTTATCCTCCATTGTAAATGTTCCTGCCCTGCGCATTACGTAGGACAAGAGCATGAGAAGTATATAAATATTATACACTATGGGTTTCATGCTCCCTTAACTTGTCTTGATAATAAAAATATGGCAATTATAAGCGTGCATGAAAATGAGGCAACGCTAAAACCAGCGTAGTTCTTTACTTCCTTTCGGGCTCCCTCACACTTAGTTGCCCAGTTGAGAGCCGCGGCACTACCAACAATACCCATGATACCATAAATCATCATGAATAGGGCAGCCTCATTTTGTGCAAACTTGGTCAACATGAGTGTGAATGGTATTGTGAGACCAATTGTCATCGTGGCTGCGAGGTACTTATTAAGGTCTTCCTGTGTCTTCTTACCTTTCATCGCTGGACATTTATTGAATGTATGAATGCCAACGGCTGAGATCGCCACATAAAATGCAGTGAGAAGTAAAACGGTAGTAATAGTACCCCAAGAAATTTCGAGTTCAAGTTTTCCAGATGAAATGTTTTTCATTTTATCATACATAGCAGATGCTCTCTGAGTCGCTGTGAGGCTTGACATTTATTATACTTATAGAAATTAATTGTTCATTGAACATCAATGAAAATACCTATAGTTCTCTTTGTCAAACACTGTCCAAATTTATCACCGGAAAGAAAGATCTTTTTAGAGAAACATCTTAATGAGCGAGTGCCTATTGAAGATGTTCGTTGGATCGAGGATTATAATCACGAACATCTCTTCGTTCAATGGCTGAATGCTAAGTATAATCTTCCATATGGACCCAAAATAACGAGTAACTTTGTAAAAAATTTGATGATTTTTAAACACATGGTCGATGAAAAGATTGAGTCTGCTTTAATAGTTGATGATGATGTTACCTTTCATAAAGATTGGGTCAAATACTTTGAAAGTATTCCATCTGTAATTGAATTCAATACATTTATTAATTTGGGAACGGCGTCCTATTTCAATATACAACCAAAAGTTGGACAAATACATAAACTTGGAAATAATGGTGGTTGTGAGGGTATATGGTGTTCGTTAGATTTTGCAACGCAGTTCCTATCAAACCTTAATATGGATGAAGCGATTGATATCGTCTGGCATGGGTTTCTTATGAGTCAAGGAAAACACGTACTCTGTATGCCATTGTGTCACCAAACATCTGGTATAGAAAAGGTCACTACTCTTGACCATGATACGAGAAGGACAAAAAATTGGATAGAATATGTACGGAATTATACTACTTGTCCTAAATTGAATTTTTTTAAACTTTTGGAGAACTTCAAAAAGTTTGAAGAAAGAAAGATGAAGGTTGAAGATAAGTTTGAAGAGATATATGGAAAACGGGTAAACATTTTAAATGTAAAGTATCTTCTTAATGAAGAAGAAGAATTTCAACTCAATATTTTAGATTTTTAAAAAATGTATAAGATCCTCTCTAGTCTTCTTTTGTGACCAACCAAGCTCTTTTAATTTTTTAGCACATATATAATATCTTTGGTCATTGAATGGTCTATCATCAACATAGACAATCCAATCATCGTAGTTTGTAGTTCCAGTGACCGTCTCTATAATAAGTTTTGTAACTTCCATAACTGTGAGTTCATCATCTGATGCTATGTTGTATATTTCACCGGGTGTACCTTTTACCAATACAATTTCAACGGCGTCTACGACATCTTCAACGTGCATGAACGCACGTTTAATTTGAGAACTCGCGGTACCGTGTATAGTACACTTCTTACCTTCTCTAAGAAGTTGTTTAAACTTGGGTATAAGTTTTTCTGGATATTGATTTGGACCGTACACATTATTGCATCTAATAATTTTTATATTCATCCCAAATGATTCGATATACGAACGAATAATCATTTCAGCTGCAGCTTTAGACGCCGAATAGGGATTAGTAGGTCTCAATACACCCATGTCCTCTGTGAATGGTTCATCTGTTTTCGATTCACCATAGACTTCATCTGTACTAAAATGAATAAATTCAACGTTTGGAATGTGTCGACGACATGCCTCAATGAGTACATGTGTAGCGTGAGTGTTATCAATCGTAAACGAAAGTGCATTTTCAAATGAGTTATCCACATGACTTTGGGCTGCAAAATGAAATACTACATCAAATTTATACTCCTCGATGATGTGTTCTATAAGTTCAGCGTTACCAATATTACCCTTTACAAATATAGCAACCCCTGGGTTTACATTGTGAACATTTGAACAATAATCAAGTTTATCAATATTAACAAAGGTGGTCTCTGGGTACCTGTTCTTCATAATATTGAGAAAATTGGATGCGATAAAACCACATCCACCTGTTACTAATGCATTACGCATTTACTTTAGTAGAGGCAAATGTTTTAAGTAAATTACACACACGGTCAACATCTTCTAGGGTCATACCATGATGAGCACCTAATAGGAACCCATCCTTCATGATGCGGTCGGCGTTTTCAAAAGTACCCAAGTACTCTCTGAACGCTGGGTGTCTCGTTATATTTCCAGCAAATGTGACTCTCGTTTGAACATCATTCTGTTCCAAATAATTCACAATCTCAAGCCTATCTGGGCACTGAAGTGGAATAGCGAGCCAATTTGGGGTTACAGAATCGTCTGGAAGGCTATAGTATGGACAATCCTTAAGATTCTCAAAATATCGTTCAATCATTTGACGTCGAGTCGCAAGGAAGCCCTTGAGCTTATCCAATTGTACGAGACCAAAAGCTGCATTCATTTCACACGCCTTGAGGTGGTACCCAGCGACACCGTAAAGAAACTTCCAATCATATGGAATACCATCCACTGAATGATTAAATCGTTCACTTGGTTCCTCTATGTTATCACCGATTCGACCCCAGTCACGGAACATAAGAGCTCTCTTGAGATGTGCATCATCATTGAACATGACCATACCACCAATACCACCAGCGGTAATCACATGACTCGCATAAAAGCTTGTTGACGAAATATCTGTACATGAATTCTTTGTAATCGTATCTGCTGAATCTTCAAAGAGAGTGACTCCCGGAAAAGCCTCTCGAATTGCTTCCCAATTTGGAACATTTCCAATAAGATTTGGAAGAATAATACACTTCGTATTAGGTGTAACAACACCTTTGAGTTGTTCAACACTTGGAACATACGTGTTCAGACCAACATCACAAAAAACTGGTTTGAGACCGAGTTGTAAAAGAGGGGCTACAGTCGTAGCGAACCCACACGCAGGGGTCACAACTTCGGAGCCCTTGGGAAGATTGAGTGCACAAAGACCCAAAAGAATGGCACTACTCCCAGAATTTACAAAAAGTCCGTATCTCTTTCCAAAGAGTTCTGAAGTCCTCTTTTCAAATTCCACAGTGCGAGCACCAAAACCAGCGAGCCAGCCATCGCGAAGGCAAGCCTCAACGGCTTTAATTTCTTCCTCCCCATATGATTCAAATTTGTTGGGTGCATACCAAACTTTTCGTGGCATTCTTGGTTAAAGACAATTCTAATCTTTAAATGAGATCATTTGGATATAGAGGGATATGAAATATATGCACTGAAAGGTGGTATAGAAACCATTAAAAAGTATAGACCTGTTATAGTACTTGAAGTATGTGAAGATGGTCACATTGAAAAATATGGGTATAATAGGTCCGATCTTGAAGCATTTTTAGAAACACTTGGGTATCAATTTATTAAACATTTAAATGCAAATAATGATAATGTATATATGCATAAAAGTTCAGTTCCAGCCTAATTTCTTTTTAGAAGGAACTTCAACAATCATGTCATCTTCAAAATCAATATATGGTGTCATATTTTCAAGAGAGTTTCCAAACTCTAATTTAGGATAAATTTTTTGTGTCTCTGGTATGGGAATATCGCGAAGCGTTTTCACACCATAGGCTTCGGCAATTTTTACAAAATCGACATTATCGCCAAATACATCACATTTAGACGTCGCTACATAGTTTGACCCAAAATAACTATCTTGAAATTGTTTAATAATACCATAACCGCTATTATTAAGAATAATGATTTCGATTGGAAGATTATACTTCTTGACAGTAAGGAGTTCTTGAACATTCATTTGAAATCCACCGTCACCATCTATACAATAGACTTTCTTCCCAGAACCAATCGCTGCACCGATAGCGGCAGGTAACGCGAAACCCATAGAAGAGTTTCCAAAGTTTGTAAAAAGTTTTTGGTTATCCTTGAGTATCGCGGATTGCATTGTCCATACCAAATTTCCACCTTGATCGGGTATAATGATACAGTCATCGGGAAGACTTTTGAAGAATTCATTTAAATAATTGTACACAATTGAATCATCTTCACGAGACTTTTCAATCGAATATTTATTTTTCCACGTATGAATTGTCTGGACCCAATCTGAAATATTTTGTTTTGTTCCAACGATAACACCGTCAAAAAATGTTGAAACATCTGTATTAATTTTGAAATCAATTGGCACACCCTTTTCACCCATTTTTTCAATTTCATGAAGATCAATATCAACCATAATCTTTTTCGAATATCTTGAAAAGAGTTGTGTATTTCCACCAATCTGTCGACTATCCAAACGACTTCCTATCGATAGTATAAGATCTGCATTTTGAATCGCGTAATTTGCATGACGATCTCCATAAACACCCGGTGAACCAATACGAAGTGGGTGATTGGTACTACAAATATCAAAAGCACCCCATGAAACGAGAAATGGTATTCCAGTCTTTTCAACGAAATTGAGAGCTTGTGTAGTAGCACCACCTAGTTTAACACCGTGACCAAAGAGAATAATAGGTCTCTTAGAATGTTGTAAAAATTCTGAGATGTCGTATGTGTCTTTAGTAGTGTGTACTGTCATAGGACCAATTGGTCCATTAACGTCCACAGATGACATTTGTAAATTTACAGGTAAATCTAAAAGAACGGGTCCATATCTCGGTGTCTTCAAAGTATGAATGAGACTACTAAGAACATCTTTAATTTCAGACACCTCTGAAACGTGGACCGATTTTTTAGTCACATCTCGAAACATATGTGCGACGGGCATTTCTTGAAAACCAGTTTGTCTTGGTTTAGATACGAAATTGGAAAGGTCTTCAGCTGTATTGACTTGACCAGTTATAAAAAATGCTGGAATCGAATCATACCAACACCCGCAAACACCATTTAGAATATTCTGAACACCTGGACCACTTGTTACACATACTGCTGCAACTTTACCACAACTTCTATAATATCCTTCAGCCGCCATAGCTGCCGATTGTTCATGTTGAAAGCAGTAATATGTAACATTTGGATTTTTTGCGATTGCGTTAATAAAAGGTACTATAGCACCACCTGTTATTACGAAATATGTATCAATACCATTATGGTAAAGTGAATCTATAACGTAATCACAGAGATTCATATATGGTGTATTGCATTACAACTTTAAATGTATTTCCATGAACTTCCAGACATCCCTAATAATTTTTCAAGTTCATCTCTTTTCATTTTATAACTATGTTCATCATCTGGGAATTTAATGCTATGTACTTCATTTGAGTATTCGTTGATAGCATTATGAAACATTTGTTCTCCGTTTATATATTGTTTTACAAATTTCGGTTTAAAATCCCAAAATAATCCCAAAATGTCGTGAGAAATAACAAGTTGTCCATCTACATTTGGACCAGCGCCAATACCATAAACTGGAATTCGAAGTTTATCTCGAACCAGTTTTGAAACTTCTTTTGGAACAGCTTCTAAAAGTAATAGAGATGCACCACTATCTTCTATATCTTTTGACTGTATTAAAAGTTTATCAACTTCATCCCGTGTTTTTGCTTGAATACGATATCCACCCAATTTTGATTGTGTCTGTGGTGTGAGACCGAGATGCCCCATGACTAATGTACCAGAGTCTACAACGGACTTTATTCGCTTTGGAAAGTAGCCCTCAATTTTAACAGCATCCATTCCAACTTTAATAAATTCACCTGCATTTTTAATAGCAGTTTCACATGATGGCTGGTACGACATATATGGCATATCCCCAATGAGGAACTGATTATGAGAACCTCTTTTGACAGCTTGACAATGTGTTAACATCATACTCATGGATACATCATTTATATTTTTTATCCCATGAATAGTTGAACCCACCGTATCGCCAACTATAATAAAGTCAATATTACAATTATTGATGATTCTAGAAGTTGGATAATCATATGATGTTATGCCAACACTACGAACGTTATTGGCTTTGTTCTTAAACAAATTCAATATAGTTCGTTTCATAGTATTTTATCATCAAACTTAATCTTTAACTTAAAAGATTAAACTCTTTTTTACATAATGAATGTGTTAGTATTAGGTTCCGAAGGTATCATTGGTTCAGAACTCTGTACCCATCTCGAGAAGTGTGGACACAATTTAACGCGATGGGATATTAAGCTCTCTGTAAACCACGACCTCAGTAATCCTCTTAATAATTATAACCTAAAGAATGCCATTGACGAATCTGATTTTGTATTCTTTCTCGCGTACGATGTCGGTGGTGCAAAATACATCATGGATGTAAATATGGACTTTATAAATAGGAACATGATGATAATGGTAAATACATTTAACGTACTTGAAAATAAAAAGTTTATATTCGCCTCGAGTACTATGTATAATATGAATAATGTTTATGGAACATTAAAGTTTATGGGTGAACACTATACTACAAAATTACACGGTTTATCTGTGCGATTTTGGAATGTATATGGTCCAGAAGTTATTTCTAAAAAATCACACGTTATCCCAGATATGATTGATAAATGGAAGACCAACGGGTACATAGATTTAATGACATCGGGGGAAGAAGAACGGCAATTTTTACACACCGAGGACTGCGCTAAGTGTCTAACCAAACTCATGGAAAACTATGATGAAATTGTACGCACACAAACATCCGTGGATGTCACAAACTTTGAATGGATTAAAATAAAGGACGTTGCAAAATGTATATGCGAGGACGTTCGTGTAACGAATGTACAGATTACGACACACGATCGCCGAAATGAACCGAGAGATTTTGTATTACAGTTTTGGAGTCCCCAAATATCACTTGTTGAGGGTATTCAACATATCATCGATAATACTATGAATATCGTGCGTTCTTGACCACCCAATGATTTGAATTTTTGTGGGGTCCCCAACAAGTAAATGTGTATCATATGGTCTATAGAATTCTTTTGAAACTCGTATCATAACTTTACCATTTATTGTCCCAATTTCATCAACACCTTGTCCACTCCATACAACGTGTTGATTTAATTTAGTCGCCGTGAGTTCAATGATATCTCGAACTGAGTAGGTTGTCCCAGTCGCTACGACGTAATCGTCTGGCTGTTCCTGTTGTAACATTAACCAAAGTGCTTCTACATAATCTTTTGCGTGCCCCCAATCTCGCCGAACATCAAGATTTCCAATAGAGAAACACTGTCCGGATTTTAAACCTTGTATAACTTTTTGCGTTACATAGAGGTCGGTCCTTCTTGGTGATTCGTGGTTATAGAGAATACCCGAGCACGTGTACATACCTTGATATTCTCTATAGTATTTCATCAATAAATGTGCGGATACTTTAGATACACCATAAATATTTCTTGGATTAAATGGTGTATTTTCATTTTGTGGAACTTCTAGAGTATTTCCAAACATTTCTGAACTTGAAGCTTGACATATGCGACATTTATCTTTAATATTAAGTTCTGTCACAGCTTGTAATATATAATGAATACCCATAGTGTTGACTTCAAATGTTTCGAGAGGTGAACCGTTATGAACTTTAGCGGCTAAATTATAGATTTCAATTCTGTCATACTTTGAACAGTCTGATATAATAGTGTACACATCTGAGTAGTTTAGAATGTCCCCAACGTAATACTTGACATGTTCAGATTGAATATCTTTACGAACTAAACATTTAACATCATACCCCTTTGTAACGAGGAGTTCTGATAAGTATGAGCCATCTTGACCGGTCGCGCCGGTAACTATAGCCGCATACATTTAAAGAAGTAGATTGTAAAAACTTTAAATGCTTGTTGAAATATCAAAAGCTGAACTTATTGATAAAATTACTATTCTCGAAATAAAATGTGAATGTATCAAAGATGTTGAAAAATTAAAAAATATTCACCATGAATTGAAAATACTACAACAACTTGAGTTTCAAACGGATGCAAAACAAGCATTGAAGGATGTAAATAAAACAATTTGGGACCTCGAGGACAGTATTCGAATTCTCGAACATGAACACAATTTTGGGGATGAATTCATAGAGAAAGCACGAAATATCTATAAATTCAATGATGAACGAGCGAGAATAAAAAAAATAATTAATCTTGAACAAGGTTCAAATATTGTAGAGGAAAAAAGTTATTAAACAAACGTCCAAACTTCATCACTAAATACAGTTTTAACTGTACGTGGTCCATAGTACTTATGTGCGATATCCAAATGAAAAAAGTTCTTCTTTGGGGTACCAATCTTCATAAGTTCTATCATCCAGTTATATGAACTATTCATACAATGAACTTCATCTGCGTTTTCAATCACTGATATGTATTCAAAAATATTAGGGCGTTCACATTTAAAAAATTCCTGTCGCCTATCGACGACCTTTGAATCCGGTTTATATATGAACTTATCTGTATCTACATGAATAACTCGGTCTCTTTCTGGGTCATCATGAACAAATATGTAATTTTTTTCGTCAATTGTAAATTCTTTAGATGGGTCCCGAATGACTTTGAACTTTGAATACATATATTTTGGATTAACACCCGCTTGAATGTAGACACCATGTGCCCAGTTCGACATAACACTACCCTGTCCTTGAGTCATAAAAGCCCAACTTTGATCATCCATACCATATGTCGCGAGTGGGATGACAGTTCCCTTCACTTTAGACCAAATAGTAGATGGATTTGTATCGTCTACCAAGATAATCTCGACTTTATCTTGTATGTCTCTATACATGAAACGAACACTTTCCTCGTGACATCGTTTTGCAAAGATAACAACGGTGTCGGTTTCTGCAAAATGACGCACCATACCATTGAGCATGATTTGGTCACCAAGTCCAAGATGGTGTACGATAGTTTTTACCATTTGGTTTTGATAGTATCAAAGACTTTAAGTAACATGTCTCTCGTGATGAACTGATTATTACCAATGTATACACCATTATCATTTACGATGGTAACATTTGGAACATCAACGGTATTCTTCCATTTATCAAGAAATGGGTGTAAAAGAAGATTACCAGATACGATTGGTCTATGTTCAACCCCAAGTTCATCAAAAATCCTATGAAGCTTTTGTACGTCTTCGTGTTTCTTACACACAAATGGAAACGCAAAGCTACTATTTCCTGGGTCAACAAATGGAATATAAAAAATATTGGGGTCAAGATTTTCAATAAAACACGCAAAATTATCCCGTCGTATAGCGATACTGGAATCTAAACGTTTGAGTTGTTCGAGACCTAAAACCGCATTTATTTCTGTATTTCTAAAATTGTACCCATCCGTAAGGAACAAAAACTGTGGATTAATATTTGGATATTTCGCAATAGTTGTCTCATAGTTCTTTGGTAAAAGATGTCTCGCCATTCCATGACTTCTTTTCAAACGCATGAGTTCGTATAATCTCTCGTCATTCGTACAAACCATACCACCTTCGATTGTTGTCATGTGGTGACCATAATAGAAACTAAACGTCCCACCAACACTTGAACTACCTCGTTTTTTACCATCTGGACCAAGTATACCGTGAGATTCGCAAATATCTTCGAGAAATATGGCGTTTGGATATCGTTCCATAAGCTGTTCAATGGGTGCATTAAGTCCAAGAAGGTGTGTTACAAAAACAATACGAATATCCTCATCTGGTAGAGTGTGAACATCAAAACTATACCGTTCTAAATCGACGTCACAAAAGACTGGTTCAAGACCAACTTGGAAAACTGGGGATATATTTGTGACCCAAGTACATGCGGGTACAAGTACCTTTGAACCATTTGGAATATTATAGAGTTCCTTGACCGCCGCCATAAGCAAAAGATTCGCAGTACTCCCAGAGGTCACATAGAGTGAATATTTACAACCAAGCCACGAACTCCATTCATCTTCAAATTGTTGAACCATTTTACCACATGTATACCTATCCGAAGAAGATATAAAATCAATCATAGACTTCTTATCGGACTCGGTGATTGCCGTTTGCATCAATGGCCACCACATTTGTATAAAAAGCTCTTTTATTTTTAAGTACTTAAAAGTCTACATCATATGTAGATATATGAAATTATCGTACGCGGTCACAGTTTGCAACGAATCAAAAGAATTATACTCTCTCATTTCTTTTTTAAAAAAAGTAAAAGACTCTGAAGATGAAATTAACATATTAGTGGATACACTTCATGCGACGGCTGCAGTAAAGAACATCTTAGACTTTTTTAAGAATGATATAGTTATATGTGAACGAGACTTCTGTGGTAATTTTGCAAAACATCGTAATTTTCATTTGAAACAGTGTACGGGTGATTACATATTTGTCATTGATGCCGATGAAATGCCAAAAGAAAAGTTAATACTTGCTATAAAACATATGATACATTCGAGTGGAGCAGATATGATAATGGTTCCACGAATTAATATACATCCAGGTCTTACACAAGAATGGTTAAATAAACATCGGTTTCATGTAAATGAATTTGACTGGATAAACTGGCCGGATTATCAAGGTAGAATATTTAAGAATGATCCGGATACTATTTATTATAGTAAAGACTTACACGAAAGTATAACTGGAGTCATAAAACCTATCGCTGTACAAGCAGATCCATCGTTAGCTCTATGGCATATTAAGTCTGTTGAAAAACAAGATGTTCGATGGAATGATGGAAAATATGTATCTCCAAATGCAACTACCTTTTATGATAACTTGATGTAATCATACATATAAAGGAATATCTTGTAATTAAGATACATGAAAGTTGGGGTTCTTGGTTCAAACGGATTCTTTGGGAGATATTTTCTATCTAAACATCCGGAATGGATTGGTATTACACGAAGTGATGTAGATCTCACAAATCAGAAAGAAGTCGAAGACTATTTTAAAACTCATACATATGATGTACTTATTCATTGTGCTGTACTAGGGGGTAGTATGCTTCAAGCTGATGATGGAAATGTGACCCATAATAATATTCTCATGTTTGAAAATGTAGTGCGTGTTTTTAAAGGCAAACTACTTTATTTTTCAAGTGGTGCGGGTGTTCGTGGAAATCCACCAACAGATCCTTATGGTCTTTCAAAGTGGATTATTGACCGACGCATTGAACAAACTGAAAATGTACATACACTTCGTGTATTTGGATGTTATAGCTCCGGCGAACCCGATCCTCACAACAGAGATCGTTTTAAAACAATATGTAGACAAAAGGGACATATCGTTATTGATAAAGATAAATACTTTGATTTTGTCGACATAGAGGATGTGAGAAAGGTTGTGTATGAATATGTTCATAATATACGAAATTCAAAAGAATGTAATTTAGTATACGAAGAAAAATTATTATTATCCGAATGGGCTACCAGATTTGGGGCGACCTATGAGATTTTAGATACAAGTAGTCTCGGAGTTCCATACCTATCTCAACGCGACAAATTAATGTAAGATGGTTTATTATTATACATAAATTCTGTAAATACACTATCTGTTAATATCTTAGGCTTATATAGCTGTATATTTTGTAATGCTGACATAATAGTCATATCATCGCCAGCCCAGTGTGAAATACCATCATGCGCGTAGTCGCTGCCTCTACCGGAACCTACGAGTTTTATATTTGCTTTCTCATAATTCATATAATTTCGAATCAATTCAAATGGTCTATATAATAAAAAGGGTGTGATAGAATAACATATTGGAATATAGCCAGATTGTGCTAGTCCAACTGCAATACCGACCATTAACATTTCAGATGAACCAACGTTGATAGCTCTATCTGGAAAATCGCGACGGATATCATTAAGTATACCATAACCAAGGTCTGCTGTAATTAAAAAGATACGCGTATCACTTTTCATCGCATTATGTAGTTTTTCTGCAAAATCTCTACGCATGTTTATATACATTAATCATTGCGTCTTTATGTTCGTTTGTAATTACGTGATAATGTGCCTGCAATCCTTGCAGAAATGGGAAGTTTGGAAGTTGTGTAAACCATACACGCGTTCTCCAATTAAACGATTTAAGTCTGAGCCATAAATACCATTTATTTACTTTATCATATGCAGAATACCCATTAACATTTACATGTACTTTACAGTTTGTTAAACCGGCATTCCTAATGTACGCGAGTGATTCCCACACAGAACCTTCGGCACATTCACCGTCTGAAATAACAACATGAACATTTCTCTTTCTATCTGCGAGTGCATACCCAACGGCAATAGTTATTCCGGATCCCAATGAACCAGTAGATACATGAATACCATTAGCAATATCGCGATTTGGATGTACACCGTGTTTAAGATATAACTCATTCGCATCACGTCCTTCGTATTTTTCAAGAACTACATAGAGAGCTATACCAGCATGTCCAGAACTAAGTACAACAATGTCATCTTTTTCTTTATTTTTATAAATATAATCTAAAATAGGAAGAGTTGTTAAACAACTTCCAATGTGACCAATTTTATTTTCATGTGCAATCTCGACAATTCGTTGATCCATTTTAATTACTTAGTGTGAATATCTTTAAATACATGTATCGTGTCATTGTATCTACTTGGTAATATCTCATATTTATATCCAACATTTTGTAAGACTGTCTCGATTTTACGGCGATTAATAACCAGATTATCTTCCCATCTCATATCTGGACCAGAATACGTTGCGTGAACTTCTATAAACATCCTATCAATTTTATCGTATACAGGCTTCAATGTTTCTTCAGTAATCGCGAGCATCTCTGAACCTTCAATGTCAATCTTACAAAAATCAACATGATCAATGTTATATTTTTCAAGCAAAGATTTAAATGTTAATCCTTCAACCTCAATAACATCGCTACCGCGGTCTATTAATGAATTACACGTTGAGTTATAATCACAAATATAGAAATTCATACTTTCATCTGTACCCGAAAGTGCAGCCTTTACGAGTGTAACATTATCATATGGTCCGTTAATCTTTTCAAATAATTTTTGATGGGATGGTGTAGGTTCAACTGAAAAAATATGAGATGCAGAATCCTTTGCGTATAGAGTAAATAGACCAATATTTGCCCCAATATCAAGAATTATCATATCCTTTTGATTCTTGAGAAAACGATCATATATTCTATCCGAATTAATTTGACTTAAAATAATTTTCGCACAAGACTTAGAATCTTCAAAATGTTGGTAAATATCGGTGTCATCTAGATCTAGACTGATAACATTACCAGATGAGGTTATCACAGACATAATAAAATATATATTCACATCATCTTTAAGTTAAAGACGCTATGTTTTATATATAAAATGTATGTCGTTGTGACCGTCAATGACGAAAATTATAAATCTCTCGCAGACCTAACAGTAAATAAAAATAGAAAAATATATTGTGAAAAATATGGATACATATTATATCATCTCGAAGATGGAGCAGAATCTATAGTAGGAAAACCTATGAAAGCTGGTAGACCGCCAATTCCGGATGACCACGTACCAATCGGATGGAGTAAAATATACGCAGTTCGAAAAGCAATGCAGATGTATCCAGATGCAGAATGGATTTTTTCATCTGAAACTGATTGTATGGTAACGAATATGAACATAAAACTTGAAGATATTGTGGCAAAATATGCAACTGAAAATACACATTTTATGGTCCCAGCTGATTGTAATGGCACAAATTGTGGTAATATGTTCATAAGAAATTCTGAAATTGGACGTGCTTTTATCAATGTTATTATTGCAAGTTTACCGGTATACCGTCATTGGTATTTATTTGAGAATCAGTTTATACAAGATTTACTCATTGGAACACATTTAGAAGAATCTGGTATCACAGCTGGAGGTACAACAATGTGGGCTAGAGTTGGTAAAGTATTACCACAAAGAGTATGTAATTCTTATGATTATAAAAACTCACCATTATTGAAGGGTAGAATGAACTATAATGATATTTTGGGTACAGATGGGCAATGGCAAGAAGGAGATTTTTTAATTCAATGGGCGGGTGCTGATTTAGAATTCAGAATGAATGCAGCGAAAGAAATGTTTATTAAAATTAAATGATAAGTGTCTTCTCGTGACCAACGCGTAGACTTGTGTTAATCATCACCCGGTACCCAGCGTCCTTGAGGTTCTTACAGAACGCGACATCTTCCGAACACATATCGCGGATGAGTTTCCCA